CCGCTTTCAAGCATGGTGCGAATTAGTTGTCCCATTGGTGTAGGTAAAATCTTTAACTTACCATAACCATTTGGACCGTCCATCCACATATTTGTTATCATATGGCTGACACGATCCAAATTAATTTTTAGATCATCTGGGTGATCTACTTCTCCGAGAACACTATAACCGTTTTGAATCTGATCGTTAAGGGTTTTGACAGCCTTGCCAATCTCATTCACAGGATAGACACGTTGATTTGCATTACGGATACCGCCTTGAATGCAGATACCCGACATGTACAACGATTTACCATCTTTGTCATCAGATTCAACGATCATTTTTGCTTCGTTGAAGCTTAGATTTTCTCGGAGATATAACATAGATTACTTACGTGATCCGATCAAACTTTTCTTATCTGGAGCTGTGTCTGGTGCGCCTTTCTTTTCAGCGCCATGCCCTGGCTCTTTCTTCTTAAATGCTGTCTTACCAGCATTTGCACCTGGCTTGTTAATGTTGCCTCCATCTTGAATAGATGTTGTTGGCTTTAACAAACCACCTTGTGTACCACCGCTTGTTGTGCTAAATGACTTAGCGATATTAGCAGTTGTACCGCCCATGTCGTTCTTACCAGCTACGATTGACTTAGTGTTTACACCGTTGTCACCGTGTTTTGGAGGGCTAACTTTGTTAACATATTCCATCATGGCTGCTAATTCGTCTGGCTGTTCTTCACCGCCCATAGCATCCATACCGCCCATGTCGCCACCCATTTCTGGTTCAGCACCCATGTCTGCATGTTCTGGCTCATTTTCTTCACCGGCCATTAATTGTTCAAATTCTGCTTTTAATTCTTCTAAAGCATCTTCTAGATCCATAACGCGATCTTCAACATCACCACCTTCGTGATCTTCTTCATCGCCTTCTTCTCCGTCAACGTCACTGACGAAATCATCAGTAGCATCGCCACCTACATCGTCTTCTGAATCGTCGCCGCTTTCTTCTTCACCTTCTTCTTCACCTTCTTCTTCACTTTCTTCTTCTTCACCCTCTTCTTCTTTGTCTGCGAATGGGTTTTCACCTTCTTCTACTTTAAAGTCAGATTCGAGTAATTCTTCGTAGATTTCACGTGATTTTGCAACTACGATATTGTGGAAAATTTCTTTTGCTGTTTCTTGATCTTCGTTGATCAAAGCCTCAAGCATGGCTTCAAATTGTGTACGATCAGTCATTATTAATCTCCTGTGATATGATGACAAGGCTGTATAATATTTACATATTATTTTTAAAACGGGGTTGAAATAGCCTAAAAACGGCGTATTTTAACAAAATCAAGATATTTATGCCGCAGGTGCCGGTGTTTGGTACATTGTGTGGATAAATTCTAACTCTTGTTCTTGTTCTAAAATGTGTGCTTCGCTGGCTTTGCGAAGTTCGTTAATTTGTCGTAATGATAAACGTGTCTTACGTGTATCGTTTCTATGCATGGTGGTTTGATCGCGATCTGCATCATATCTCAGATCATTACCAGTTCGTCTGGTATCAGGGTCAATATAAAATAGTTCTCTAAGGATCATAATATATTTATACGATTGGGGCAGTTGCTGGTGCAGGGCTACCTACTCCAGGAGTAGTTTGTGCTTCCATGCCGGGTTCTAATTCGCCTGCCATATCTTCTGGTGCAGATAAATCTCCGGCTGCTCCTAGATCACCTTCAATACCTGCGGCACTTAGTCCTGCGCTACGCATTTCGCCAGCGGCATCTGTACTAATTGCTTCGCCTTTACCGTTTTCTTCTCCCCACATGCGTTCGTTTTCTGCTACTTCTTCGTCTGTTAATCCTAAGAAACGCTTAAGAGCAAAACGCTTTGACATAAAAGGAACTGCTTGAATAGTGTTAAATGTATTAATACGTTCAGCATCTAATGCACTTTGACGTGTGCTTGCAAAGTTTAAAGGCGGATTAAATTTTAATTCAAAAAGGTTTGAATCAATATTCATTCCTCTTGAATACATGTACATCTTAAATTCTTCGTCAAATACACTTGATACAAGTGCTTGTAAACGTTCACAATACTTGTTAAAACGCAATTCTTGAATATATGCTGTACCTACTCGGCCATCATTATATGATGCCTGTGAGTCGTCTGCGCCTGTTGGCAGATAGCTACTTGGTATACGTAAACCACGGAATAACTTGTTAGTAAAGTATTTTAAGTCATCAATCTCACCTAGATTAGTGCCGCCTGGTAGTGTTTCAACTTTACTTCCACGACCTTCTGCTGTTTGCGGGAAGAAATAGTCTTCGTTAATGCTTAAAGGATTGTATGCTGAGTCAATAACGTTCTGTCCGCCGCCTGTTTGTGACGGGATTCTACGTTGATGTATCTCATTTTTAACACGTTCAACAAATGCCATAGCCATGTGACTTGGCATATTACCCACGTCAATATGGAACACTCTGCGCTCTGGAGCACGTTGTATACGATAGATCAGGATAGCATCTTCTAATAGTTCTTTTTGTTTATAAACTTTGAAGATGTTTTCTAATAATGAGTTACCAAAAGGATAATTGTTATCTAAACCTTCTGATAATGACAAATGTATAATGTGTTCTGCATTAATTGCGTGTTCTGTTTCAGTAGTACCAAAGCGGCTACCTGATCCGCTTGGATAGTTGCTTGAAGAACCCCTGCCAGAAGCATTTGGTTGTAAGTATCCTGCACCACTACTAATACCGCCAGTAGTGTTTCTAGGATTAATGTTAGGTGTAATCTGTGTAGCAACTAAACTTTCAAAGTTAGGTGCTAGATCTTTAATCACATACTGCTCAGGTTTACGTCCTTCACTTTCGTTTACAATAATCTTAACAATTTTGCTAGGATCAATGTAACTCCATTTTTGATTTTCTGGATCACGGATAAAGAAAGCATCTCCGTATTTGAATACATTACGGATAATACGGAATATACGAACATCAAACTTTTGTAGTTTGCACCACTGTTGCATATATTCGCCTAGAATCTTAATTTCTGTGTTGGTAGCACGATGTCTCCAACCTACACTAAATGGAGTTTTACCGTCTTTTAATTTTTGTGTGCAGAATTCAGCAAGGATATCTAACGCGGCATTAACTTCTGGATCACTATCCATAACTTCATACTGTTGATAGCGTTCAATACGATTTGGACTACCAGTGTACACATCGGGTAGATAGCTACTATAGTTTGTCTTAGCAGGACCCGCTCTGTTAGATGACGTAGATCCTGAGATTGGACTAAGTGAAGTTCCCGTTGGCACTGGTGTAAAATATTTTTTCCAACTCATATTTTTAAGATCTCATAGTAACATTTGGATCAAGACGCTTAGTAGCTCTAACTTGTTTATCCGTAGTGTTGATCAACTCAGATAAGTGTGACGTATTAATTCCCATAGTACTATTTAACTGTTCTAACAGGTCTTTGAGGTCATCTAGAGTGGCTGTACCTGCAAGTTTTAATTCTTTTGGCTGTTGATTATTATTGTCATTTGCTGTATTTTGTTGTGCGGCTTCACGTTTTCTGTTTTCTTCTTGTCTTTGAGATTCTAATCTAGCTTGACTGATTTCAGCTGGAATAGTTCTTGACATTTCAGTAGTTCTATTCTGCTGTGCGCTAGGAATAACGCTAGCCAAATTGCTAAATGTTGTTTTAACAGCTTCACCAAATTTTGGAATCTCGGTTTGTAATCCTTTAAACAGCCCATCAAATACATTGGTAAAATCTACAGACGGTGTTGATTCTTTTCTTGCTGTTTCAGGTATTGCCATTTTTCCAATAGCTTCAACTATACGTGCATTTTGTTCATTTACCTGTTCACTAAACATGACTGCTGACTGATCTGCAGGATTTTTGCTTGGTGCATTTGCAGGGCTTATGCTTGTTTGTATGTTTTTAAATATGTCTGCAAACAAATCAATGTTGTTATCAGATGTAGTTTGACTTTGATTGAATTGCATACTACGCAACACACTGGTAAATTCTGGCGGCATTTGTGTTTTGGCCGAGTCTGCAACATTTCTTGCAAAATCTTCTAGCTGTTTAGGAGTGAATACTGTTTCTCCTTTTTCAACACTGGTATAAATCGATTCTGGTTCAGTTAGCTGTCCTGTTTTACCTAGTGTGCCAGTGTCTCTTTGAAGCGATGGAATCTTAGGAAACATATCTGGTAAGTGCTCAAAGAAATCTTTAAAGCCTGGAACTGTAGAATCAAGTATACCTTGTCCAATTATTTTTCCTATTTCTATAGTTTCTCCTGTTAATTCCTTAACAGTATCTTTAATAATGCCCGGTAATACTTTACCAACAGTTTTGTCCTCAATTGCAGTAACTAATTTTTGTATATTTTGTTCACCAAATCTATCCGAGAATGAAGACTTAACGTTATTTTCATCTATTTTTACATTTCTAGATTTTTGAATTAAAGCTTCTACTTCAGGACTTCGTCCTAATCGATTATTAATACTTTCTATAACAGTTGCAGACACTGCATAAGCATCTTTAATTCTATTCTGTGCTTGTATAAACAACTCAGTTGTTTTTGCGCCAGCAACAGCTTGTCCGTTTCTATCTCTGCCGCCTTGTGCAAATTCAACTCGCTGTCTTGCGGCTTCGGCTGCTTGTTCATCTGTCAGTACTTTATCATTTTTAAGAGCATCTGCTTTCACAGCATTTAATGCTTCAGCATAATTTTTAGCGGCAATATACTGTTCGCCTGCGGCATCGGCAACAACACCTTGTCCTTTTACTACTAACGCTAAGTAACTATCTTGTTGTACTCTAGCGGCAACTGCGGCTTGAGCGTTTTGCATCAATATAGCGGCTGCTTGACGAGCTTCGTCAGTACGTGCATTTCTAGTAGCGTTCATCGCTTCACGTAACTGTGTTCCAGCTGGACCTAAAGCGTTCATTTGAGAGATAGCTTTTTCACTTAATGCTTGTCCAGTAAACAATTCTTTACCTAGTTTATCTAATCCTAAACCTTGCAAGTTAGCACTGGCTTTTTTATAGTCATCAGCAACTTGTTTACCACCATTTCTAAGTTCTATTTCAAAGGCAGCTTGTAGTCGAGCATCTTTTTGCTGTGCTTGCATAGCTTCCATTTGCTCTCTACGGCTAACACCCGTTAGTTGAGCAACTTTGTCCATTTCAACTGCTAGTTCTTCTGCCGCTTGACGAGCTTTAAAACTTGCTTGTTGATCGTTGGCTGCATCAAAGCGTTTACCAGTAACGCTTAACGCTAATACCTCATTAAATTCTTTGGTACTGTAACCTAATTTGGTTAATCTGTCAGCGGCTTCACTTCTTGAAAAGTCATCGGATAATCTGTTAAAGGCTTTGGCGCCTTCTGTCATCGATCCGCCTAGGCTAGTAAGTCCTAGTTTAGCACGACCAATAACCTCGTCATACTCTTTAACACCTAATCGAGTTGTTGCAATACTGGTTCTTAAACCAACTGCATCATTGTTAAATCCAATACCGATATTTGATGATTCTTGCCAGGTAGTTTGAACACCTTCAACGACTTTTTTAACACCGGCAGCACCTTTGCTAAGATCCTGCATTAT